ACTATCGTCAACTTGCATGCGTCTTGGCATTCTTGCTTAGTCAGCCAAGCAAAAGGCGGCGTCCATTGTATGTCAGCTCCTCTAAACCCTCTATTGTTGTATTGCTCATCAAACACTGAGCATGAAAGCATGTACTCTCTGTTGTTGTATGTGAATATAATCTTGCACAAAGGCTTTATCTTATTCCAGTCTTTCCAAGTGTTCCATTTGAACTCTTTTCCTGGCCTTGGCCAGCAGTAGCATTGGCTTTTCTTCTTTGACACCATGCCCATGTCTGAAAACCGGATGATCTTGCGCCCAGTGTTGGAGTAGTCTGGATGGTTGTCGCCATTTATGTCCTTGTTGGCCAGGTCTTTTCTCTTGCCCTACTAGTCTACTTCAGAAAGCTAGTTGACTTCTGACTCTAAGATGGCAGTTGAGCAATTGCAGTCTTTGATTGCATTGAACATCATCTAGTACTTCTCATCAGACAATGGCCAGTTCTTCTTCAAGATTCCTTTAAGCTGCTTGTAGAAGTCGCTCTTGAAGAATCCATCTAGCTAGTCTTCTGACAACTTGGCGATCTAGTCGTTGTATATGAATGCAGAATTCCATGCGCATTCATTTGAGTCAAAGTATATCTCAATGGGAATAGCTCCAAAATTGAACTATATTATCACAGCCTTGTTTGGAAATGACTTTGGAGTATATGGCTTCTCTTTCCCTGCTGGATTCTCCAATGTCTAGTCAGACATGTATGATGCAATCTTGGCAGTCTTCAAAAGCTTGTCGTCTATCTTGATGTCTATGCACTCAAATATGCGTTCTGAATACTTGTTCATAATATTATTTACTGTTTAGATGCCAGCAACGATCTGCAGAAAGTAAATAAATGTTGAGTTTAAGATTTGTATCTATCATGAAGAATGCTGTAAAAGACAACCCTATAAAAATTGATCCAAATACTACGCATCTCAACTAGCGGATTGACAGCTTGGACAAAGTCAAAGACTGGATTTTGACTAAGCTTGGCTATCCATTGAACACTATTGAGATAGATGACAACTAGCTCAATTCATGCATTGGCGATGCTATTCGTCTTTATTCAAAATATGAGTACCATCCAGAGTCATATCTGACGGTGAACTTGAAGTACTACAAGCCTGGAGAAGGCCTTGACTTGCATGAGTTCAACATCATGTCTGTGAAAGACATAGCTACTAGAAGAGACTGTGTATTTGGGCCATAGCCTGACATGTTCTTTGGAATGTATGCATATCTAGGCTAGGGGCAAGGCTCTCCAATGTTCAACATGGGAAATGCAAACCCTGTTGGAATGTGGACATTATACCATAATGCACATGAGTTCTATGACTTGTCAAAGCGCATGACTGGCTCAAATCCAGACTTCTACTATGACAAAGTGACACAGCACTTGAAGCTCATGCCTGAGCCAAAAAGCAAAAGAGACAACTACATCTTGCTGACTGTGAATGCTGAGCTGCCACTTGAAGAATACTATGGCAATGATGTAGTGCTCCATCTAGCATTAGCTGAGACTAAAATGCTTGTAGGCACTATCCGCAAGAAGTTCCAAGGCACGACATTGCTTGGTGGTGGAACACTTGATGTAGAGATCTACAATGAAGGCAAAGAAGAGAAAGACAAGATCGTGGAGAACTTGATAAGAAGTGAAAGCAAAGGCCAATGCTTCTATGTCTCATGAACAATTTAAATCAAAAGGAAATAAAATGCGCAATAGAGATGAATATATATCCATACATGAACTAAAGACTATTCTTGGAGAAAGCATGTTCAAGAAAGTAGTGTCAAGCGTGAAAGATGCCGCTGCCTCAGCAAAGAATGCAGTGGCTAGCACTATAAGCAATGCCAAGAACAAGACTTTGAACTACATAAAGAACATCTTCTGCACAAATGATGGCGTAGAGAAATTCTTTGAAGTCCTTGATGACTTTGTCAAAGACAACAAGAAAATGGCTAAGATTGGCTTGTATGCCAAAGTGAATGAGAAAAAGCTTCCAATTGTAGACTGCACTGTCAATGGCAAGAAGAACCATTTGATCTTTATATGCGGCGACAAGTCTGATGAAGCTGGCAAAGTGTCATAGCTGTCAAAGTTCCTTGCGACTAACAAGATAAAGATGTCAGCTGCCATTGATGGCATCTATCTTGGAACTAGAGACAACAAGAAGAAGAAGCTTTTTGAAGCTGCTACAATGCAGTCAAAGATCTAGAAGATCATATAGAATAACAATTGGACTGCTAAAGACGTCAAGAAAGCTGATGTGTTCAGATAGATAATAGAGCTTGCCAACATCAAGAACAAAGATGTAGACTCAGTGATAGCTTTGATAGATGGCTGCTTTGATGGCAATGCAGCAAAGGATGGCAATGCAGCAAAGGCAAATGGCAAAGCTGCTAAAAATAGCAAAAACACTGAAAACAACATATAGTTCTTCTAGATAGAAGACTTCAAAGGCTAGCCAGTGCAAGTAGCTAAGAATGAGTTCAAAGACGTCGTCAAAGATGGCGACAACATCACATTTGTGTTTGGTGAAGTCAAAGTTACATCAAAAGCTGATGCTGAAATAGCTAAATACTTCAAATAATCAATAGACTTCTGACGCCACTAAATGCAAAAGCCAGACGAAAGTCTGGCTTTTTACTATGCTAGACTGCAAACACAGTAAATAAAAATAGTAAACAATCTTCTAAAGGAATAAAGTTTTATGCCAATAAGGACTATTACAGCACCCGGAGTTTAGGTGAATGAGATAGACAAGTCTGACTATACTCCCACAATGACGGGCACTGCTGTCTATTTGAAAGGCTTTTCAGACAAAGGTGAAGCATATAGATGCATGGAAGTGACTACACGTTCAGCATTTGAGCAGATATATGGCACGCCACATACTGAAGCTGAGCGTTATTTCTATGCGGGCGCTTGTGAAGTTCTAAACTAGGGCGGTCGTCTTTTCACTGCTCGTCTGCCATATGACAATGCATCATTTGAGAAGTTCGCTGGAGTGAAATACACGCTCGGCGACTAGACAGAAGACATAACTGAAGAATACAGTGACATCTATGAATATGACAACACTATAAAAGACGCATTGAAGATCAAGATGGACACTTCTCCAGTGCTATATGACTTGTCTACAGTCAATGGATGGAGAGCAAATGAGATTCCAGTCCCAGTAAACAGCTTTGTGATTGTCGACACGACATGCGGCACTTACTAGAAGATAGCTGAAGACAGCCGTAAAGGCCAAGACAGAGAGCTCATTGGAATAGTGCCAGTAGTCACTACAGCTGCAAATGCATTGCTAGTTCAAAACATGGTGTCGCCTGACCTAGAAAAGATGGCTGGATATGATCCATTGAAGAATGAAGCGATGAAGACGCTCATAGCTAAAGTCTCAGATGAAGAAGATGTCTTGTCAAATGGCGGCCTTCTGCCTAAAGACGCTTTGTTCAGATTCAGCTTAGATGGCTATTATACATTCTGCTCTAGCACAATACAGAATACAGGCAAGAATGAGTTCTAGTCATTGTCTGATGCAAATGCATTCATATCTACATTCTATGGCAATGACTCATCTTATGCAGTATTGAGCAACAAGGCATACTGCTAGATAGACGCTGAGATATCTTCAACTGAGATCAGCGGCGACCTTCTTCTGTCAGCAATGAGCAAAATCTCCAAAGTCAATGAGGGATTTGCCACATGGACTTGGGAGACTACAGAAGACGCTGAGCTTTCTGGAAAGCAAGCTATAATAGAAGCTCTTGCAGATGATGATGAGATTGGCGCATTTTCATTCAATGGCTAGACATATTGGCTGACTGCCATAGCAGACATCACAATAGATGTCGTGCCTGTCACTTGGCAGATAACTAAGAATGGCATCACTATGCCATATGTCGCTGAAGAGGTGGCGCTTGACGAAGATGATCCAAGATATGGATGGCATGGAGAAGAAGGAGATGACTCAATGCCTAAGACTATTGGCTTGGATGCAGCAGGGTTCTTCCCAGTCATTCAGCCAGCTCCAGACTCTGAAGGATTTGACCCAGAGCATTTGAAAGACATTGGCGTCATTGTGTACAAGGCATATCTTGACATATCAAATGGCGACAAAGTCAATTTTGAGGCAGTTGAAGCTTATTGTGGATCTCTCTGCAAAGACGACAAAGACCCTGTCACTAAGGGCACTAAGTTCATTGATGACATCATCAACAACAATTCAAAGTACATCAACTTCTTCTCAAACTGCTTCAACACTCCAACATCTCTCAAGATCTATAGAGAAGTCTGCGACATGCTAGTCATGGAGCCATCTCCTGCAGCATCTTTGGGATTCTACAGCAAGATGACTACAAAGGACATCTCAATCAACAAGTCAATACTTGATGGCTTGAACAAGGCATTTGAGCAGGTCGAGAACATCAACAAGCTTGACATTGACATCGTGCCAGATGCAGGCATAGCAAACATTGCTTCTTATCTGCGTGCGATCTTTGGCGTGAATGGCAAGGGGCCATATGATCTGAACATCACAAGCTCAGATGGCACTCCATTGATTGGCATGTGGAAGGCGACTAAAGCTAAAGATGATGCAGTCAAGATGTGGAAGACAGTGCTTCTGAAGTACGACAACTTCTGCAAGAATGTCCGCAAAGACTGCATGTTCGTGGCAGACGGCCTTCGTCCATTAGTCATCCAAGGCTAGAAGAAGATAGTTCGTGAGACAAAGCCTGACAGCAACATAGACAAGGACATCCTTCCATTCATCCCAGTGATCTGCGGCATAAACACTTCTTATGGCGCAGGATATTGCAACTGGTTTGAGCAGGCAGATGACTATAGCGGCGACTTCTTCTGGTGCCCACCATCAATAAAAGCCACGGGCTCCTACATCAACACTGATGTGAACCATGACTATTGGCTTGCTCCTGCTGGATTCACACGCGGCCTCATCTCTGCGACTGACGTGTCATTCAATCCAAATTCAAAGCAAGCTGGCTCAATATATGAGAAGAATTGGAATTATGCCATTGAATATCCAAGAGAAGGCATAGTGCTTGAAGGCCAGAAGACATTCTAGACTAAGCCAACAGCTCTTGACCGTGTCAACGTCCGTAGGACATTGCTCAGGCTTGAGCGCCAGGTATACAAGACTGTCAGATACTTTGTGTATGAGAACAACACCGCATATACTCGCCAACGCATAGTAGATGCTGTTGACCCAGTCCTCAAAGCATGCTGGCAAGCAGGCAATGGCGGCCTCGCAAGATACAAGATCATCTGCGATGAGTCAAACAACACTGCTGACACAATCGACAACAATGAATTGAGAATAGCGATTGGCGTTGTCCCCAACAAGACCGCTGAATTCATCATGGTAGACTTCATCATTGGCAGCCATAAGTCCACTTGGGAAGAGCTATTCTGATGAGCAGATAATCATTAGATTATCGGCAATGGCAAGTCTATGCTAGATTTAGCATAGACTTGTTGTTTTTTAACAATGTAGATTATATTGCTAATCTAAAAAACTATGATTCTATAATTGATATTTTCAAATATGCTTTTATATACCATGATTACATAGTTTTTAGATGATGAATTTGACTGAAGATTTAGATAAATATATTATATTCTATGGACACACCAGATGAAATACCTACTAGAGAAGAAGTTGATTTGCATAATGCCAATATGGTAGAGACTAATGTCAGACTTCTTGGAGACAGAACTATAATAGCTGAGATCGTGCAGCTTCTAGCATATATAAGAAATGGCTTGAAGAACAACTAGAAGACTGTCATAAATGTCCATTTGATGCAGACAGTCGCAGATCCAGTGTTCACATTTGACGTCAATGGAATGCAAGTGCCAGATCTAGTCTTGAACAAAGACATCCAGGTGAATTGATTTTACTATGAAGACAATATTGAAGAGAAGTGGAAAGACAGAGAATCTGTCTAAGAAGAAGATTTTTGACTCGATATGCAATGCTAACAATGCAGTCGCAGAAGAAGATCGTCTGACAAGAAAATAGATAACAAGAATAACAGAGTCTGTGCTGGCTTTCTGTGAAGATCTTGAAGAGCCAATAGACATTGACAAGCTTGAAGATGTCATTGAGA